CTATCCTGGCACTTGATTTGCCCCTCTACGACTATGGCAGCATCGACAATCTGGTGGCCGCCGATGCTGGCCTGATTGAGGGTGACGATTATACCAGCAAGCCGTGGTGTGCGATGGGCATACGCCGGACGGAGAATCTATTTCGCATGACCTTGGTTGACCAGGGTGGCGTGATGGGCTCCAAGTATCGTATGTTCTTCTATCCCATTTGGGACTGGAGAATCGCCGATGTTAGTGAAATCATCAAGCGGTACAAGGTGAAAATCTCTGTTGAATATGAGATGTTTGGGCAAACCACTGATGCAATGTGGTATTGTCGGTTTGCGCAGATACGCGACCGCTTCCCGGAGGACTGGGAGCGGGTGCTGCAATGGTTCCCGCTGGTCGAGGCAGAGATGTTTCGCTACGAGAAGATAAGCTATGAAAAAGCCTAAGATTACACGCAAAAAGCTGGCGGTGGGAGCGGCTAAGCCGAAAATCCGCAAGTTGCCCCCGCCGGGCTTTCAGCGACCGAACTTTGGATCGCTGGCCTTGCCGACCATCGAGAATCCGCTAGACGGCGAACCCCAGGGCGACGGGGGATTGCAGGGCGATGTGGACGAGGAGATCAGCATAGCCCTACAGACGGTCTTGGACGAGCGGAAGCAGAGGCGTGACAAGTACCGAGTCGTCAATGACCCAGATTACTACTTTCTCGTGTGCTTTCAAAGCGCAGATCAGCGAAAGGAGTTCTTGGATAAGATTGGGTGGACGGATTGGGAGGATGACAAGTTTGTCAATGGGCTTGAGGTTGCTCGGCGACTGGACGTTGACATTGAGCCCATCAACTTACCACAGCGGAAATTCAGGGCCAAGACGCCAGTAAAATTGAGAGAATGGGAGGTGATAGATCATGCGTAGACAGGTGGATTTGCGACCAGGGGCGGTCCGGCGCGGTGGCCCCGCACGGTACGCCCGCAGCGAGGGACGCGGCTAGAGAATGCGCGCAGGACGAAAGCTGAAGCTCACGGCAGCCGTGATCCGTGACGTCACGGCGGCACTCAGCATAGGCGCGACGGTGGGAATCGCCTGCGCCTATGCTGGCGTGTCGCCTGGTTCCTATTATAGCTGGATACGACAGGCGGAGGCGGCGCTGGAGAAGCTGGAGGCTGATTCGGATACGGTGCTGACCAAAAGTGAAACACTGTATCTGAAATTCCTGAACAAAGTAGAGACCACAAAGGCGTATGCGGCGGTCGGTTGGCTGAACGTGATCAGCGAATCCGCCGATACCAGTCCAGAGTGGGCGCGGTGGCTGCTCAGGGTGCGCTACCCCGACGGCTTCAGCGAGGTGACAAAACACGACATTGAACTTGAAGAGGTTGTCATTCGCGTCATCGGCGGCGTGAACCTGGATGAAGTATGAGCTGAGGTCGGGGACGGAAGACGAGGAGGCACACTATACGCCATACGGCGGTGTGCGCCAGGCGTTTCTATGCCACGACCAAGAGATGATCCTGAGCGGGCCGGCAGAAACCGGGAAGACGCTCGGCATGCTCTACAAGCTACACATCTGTGCTTGCAAGTACCCGAACGCGGCGATAGTCATTCTGCGCAAGCAGTTGACCGACACATACGCTACGGCGATTCGCACATTTACAGAGAAAGTGCTTGACGATGATGTCCCGATCCGCATCTACGGCGGGGCGTCGCCTCGCTGGTTCAGCTACCCCAACGGCTCACGCATCTGGTCGGCGGGCCTTGACAAAACCAGTAAAGTGCTAAGTGCTGAGTATGATATAATTTTCGTCAATCAGGTGGAGGAGCTGAGTCTGCCAGATTGGGAAATCTTGACCACCCGCACCACGGGGCGGGCGGGCAACATGCCATACTCGCAGACGCTTGGGGACTGCAACCCGGCGGCCCCGACCCACTGGATACGGTCACGCGCCCAAGAGGGCAAGCTGACGCTCTTTGAGTCAACGCACCAGGATAACCCGACGCTGTATGATCCGATGACCGGCGAACTCACAGAGCAGGGCCAGCGCACGTTATCGGTGCTGGACAACCTGACGGGATCACGCAAGCTGCGCCTGCGGCACGGCATTTGGGCTGCACCAGAGGGCGCAATTTACAGCGTATTCGATGAAGCCAAGCACAAAGTAGAATCATTCCCCATCCCCTCGCTGTGGCCCAAGTTCGTGGGCATCGACCCGATGGGGGCCTACATTGCGGCGGTGTGGGTGGCGCTGGACCCAGTTAATAAGGTGCTGAACGTGTACCGCGAGTACATTGAGCCGTTCGGCATCCCAACCCGCCAGCACGTGGAGAACATCCTGCACCTGTCGGGGTACATGCCTGACGGCAGGCCGCTGGCAAACGCCGAGACGATATTCTACTGGTGCGGCGGGGGACCAAGCGAGCGCCAGGCACGGCTAGACTTCCAGGCCGCAGGACTGCCATTGCAGCGGCCAGGCATCGGCGACGTGTGGGCGGGCATTGACCGTGTCAACGAGCTACTGAGTGACTTTGCCATTGTCATTCACGATAACTGTCCTAACCTGTTGAGCGAGGCCGGGGACTACCGACGAAAATTGAAAGATGGCATACCAACGGATACCATAGACAACAAGGAACGGTATCACGGACTCGACGCCCTGCGCTACGGATGCGCAGGGCCGGAGACGGAGGGCGTGCAAGAAGAGATCGTGATGCTCCCGTGGCAGAGGATAGGGCCATATTGAAAGGGGAGAGATGCATAGATTTATAGTACGAAGAGAAGGTGGTAGCTGGATAGGTGCCGAATGCGCTGATTGGTGTTGTGGCGGATATGGCCTGCTTCTTCTTGGTTCAAAGCCAACTACCAAGCGGCACATCGTAGCATTATTTTCTCCTACTCATTTCACCTTTTGCCGTGAACTTGGCGCTGACGAAGATTGGCCCGGAGATATAGATGTTGTTCTTAAAGAGGGCGAATGGATTACATTATAAGAGAGACAGACAATGCCAACACTTAGAGAGAGACTGGCCGACGCCATCGGTGGACAGGCACGGCAGCAGCAATTTGCAGAGACACAAGCAACCGTGCGCATGCTGTACAATGCGTACCTGGCGGGGCCGTGGGAACTTCCCCCAGAGCAGCTTGTACGCCAGTTGCAAGAGGTTGATCCGTGGATGATCCAAGACCTGCTTGACCAGGCAGGCTGGGACATAATCGGCGGCGGTTACGGCACGGACACGACGCGGGAACGAGAACGGGCGATCAAGGAAAGCCAGCGGATGTACAAATACTACCCGCTGGGCCAATGGGTCATCTGGTCGTGGACAAACTGGGGCCTGGGTGACAAGGTAGAGGTGACGATCACCGACAATACCAAGGCGGCGATAGTGCTGGACGAGTTCTGGACCGCCGACCGCAACCAGGCGCTCTTGGCCGACGACGAGATACACGAGCTGTCCAACTGGCTGCTCGTGGAGGGCAATACGTTCCTGGTGGCCTATGGCTCCGAGCAGGACGGCGCAACCACGATCAACGAGATAGCGCCGGAGGAGATCACAGAAATCGTCCGCCACCCCGCCGATGGTCGCCCGCTGTTCTATAAGCGCCAGTTTCAAGAAACCACGGAAGGCCGTCAGCAAACGTGGTATTATCCTGACTGGCAGGTCTTTTTCAGCGGCGAGATTGACGAGCCATACGGCGATGGCGCGCTGGCCCAGGCCGTGCTACCTCGTGGTGCATTCAGGGCCGACACACGCCAGCGCGTAGAAGAACCAGCAACAGCCACACTGGGCGGTGAAAAGACCGGCACGGGCGTGTGTATCTATCACATCCGCCACAACCGCAAAGAGCGGCGCGGGCTGTGGGGCTGGCCCATTCTGACCTGTGCCCGTGCACCAATGACCGCGCATAAGCAATACATGGAAAGCCGCCTGACGGTGGCCCAGGCAGTAGCCATGTTTGTGCGCCGCAAGAAAGTGAAGGGCGGCAGCCGGGCCGTGGGCAGCGTGATCGACACCATCGCATCCACCCTCGGCCGGAATCAGTACACCGACACCAATCCGCCAGCTGTGGCGGGTGCCGTAGAAGTTGACAGTGAGGCCATAGAGACGAAAGACCTGTCGCTGCTCACTGGGGCACAGGATGCCAAGCCAGATAACGAGATGTTCACCTGGTACGGCTTGCTCGGCGGCGGTCTGTTCCCCACCTCGGCGGGGCTGGACACCTCGCGTTGGGCCACAGCGCTGGAGATGGACAAAGCGCAGTCTATGTTATTCGAGCGTTACCGCACCTTCTGGGCCGCGCAGTTCAGGCGCATCGTCAAGATTGTGCTGTTGATGAAGGAAAAGTACACGGGCGTTCAATTCGGTGACTACACGGTCGAGGTGAGCGTGGATGCTTTCTCGCTGGCCGACTTCCCCGCCGTCGCCAAGACTATCGGCGGCTTGGTGCAAAGCGCGCTTGTTCCATTGGTGACCGACGGCACAATCCCCGTGGACGCTGCACGCCGCATCACGGCTTCATTGTGGCGCACCTCGCTGCAAGCGTTGGGGATGAATCAGGCAGGGGACATGACCAGCGATGAGGCTTTCGAGATTGGCCTGGAGGAGAAGCCAGAAGAAGCGCCGCCCCCAGAGGAAGTGCCTGAACTGCCGGAGGAAATGATGGAGAGGATCGTGGCAACCATCCGCCGCAATGCAGAGGACGGTGCGGTAGACTGGCAGACGGTGGCAGAGGCGACGATGGATCTGGCGGTGGGGAGGACATTAGCATAGGAAGGGGAGCAAGATGAGGGGAAAGTGTAAATCAAAGACTGTCGGCTATCGGAGCACCAGGATTGTTAGGCGGTTTCTGTTGTTCCCTTTGATAATAAATGATGAATGGCGTTGGCTTGAATGGGCCAAAATTGAGCAAGGGCGCTGGTGTGCAAACTGGTGCCATTGGCTTAATGAAAGATGGGTCAATGACTGAAAGGGGAGCAAGATGAATTTGAATGCAACGTCCTCGCATATTGGTCTTATTTCAACATTCTTTGTGCCATACAAGGGAGGCTACACTTCCTTGCAGTTATATTGCGTTTGTGGCAGAGAGCTTGACGGAATGCAAGAATACGTTCCTATGGGCGTGCTAGGGGACCAATTACATACATGGCTTGAATGTGACAAGTGCGGATTCTGGGCAACGGGGCACGACGCAGAATGCATTGTTGAGATGGCAGTGAGCGGGATTATATGAAGGGACATAGAAAGGGGAGCAAGATGAGTTCAACGACAGTGTGTAGCAGCCATGACCCTAAGCCGTATGAACCAGAGATAGATTGGTCACAGCTTGAAAGCTCGTCAACATCTGCCAGTGTCCCGTCAACGTCAATATCGTCAACGCCTTCACGCTCGCATCTTATGCGTTCTATAGCCAAGGCGTGGTGCATTCTTGTCACAATGATCGGGATACTGTGGCGCGGTTTTAAGGAGACGGTAGCAATCCTTGCTGCCCTTGCAGTGGTGATTGGTATACCTGTCGCCTTTCTCTATTTCGGCATTCACGGTGTAGCTCGGATACTGGACACTGAGCCCGAGGCGGTGGCAAGCGTCTTTGTGGGCATTCTAATACTGGCAGGCATAATCAGTGGGCTCATTGACCTCTACCGTAAAGCAAGGGCGCAATGCAATGACTGACCCGCTGGTCGAATTCGACAAAGCCTTTGCCAAGGCGCTATTCGAGCAAGAAGATGAAATGATGCGAGGGGCTGAACTCTCCGAGCAATCCGCCCGTGCGTCCCAGTACGCCAGTGACATCCGGGGCATTGCACGCATACTGTGGCGCGGGGCGATAGACGACGTGCAGGCGTATGGCCTGTTGCGTGATACCGTGCGCATCGGCCTAACGCGGGCCGGACACGAAGGGGCGGCGGAATGCGGCATCACGCCGGCTGAGCTATCGCTAGAAGAAAAGGCCGCGATAAACCAGGCGATCAGTAGCGAGCACGGCTTCATCCTGGGCCTGATTGACGCCGTGATCGCGGGCAGCAAGGCCAACGGTGGCAAGTTCTCTGCCTTCGCTTCACGCCTTGCACAGTGGGGCACCCGTTACCAAGACGTCGCCAACGAGATCAAGGTGACGGCCTGTGGCGACCAGAAACTCGAATGGGTACACAATGCGCTGGGCATAACAAAAGACCCTTGCGATACCTGCAAAAATAAGCTAGCGGGCAAGGTAAAGCGGGCCAGCTATTGGCGCAAGATGGGCGTGCGCCCACAGAACGTACCTAATCCTTTTTTGGACTGCGAGGGGTGGGGCTGTCTCTGTGACCTGGTGCCGACCGACAAGCCGTTGAGCAGGGGGCCGCTTCCTAAACTTCCTTAATCGGACAGGGGATTTTGCCCCATTCTACTTGTTGGTGGCAGGATCGGCAAAGACAAATAAGGTTGCTTAATTGATTGGCAGATTCCCAGTCGCCATTGAATTTTCTAAACGACACAATGTGATGAACGTCTGACTGTTGAGCAAGGGGCCGCTGCCGAAGTTACCATAAAGGGGAGCCAAACGATGGAACATATATTTGACGAAGAAAGCCTGATGTATGGCAGTGAAACTGGCAACTGGCATGGCAAGTGTAGAGATTGCGGGATTGAATTGACAGTGTATACTGGCGCGGCCAGTCTTCAACCAACAGGAGCAAACACCGAAGAGCCAATTCGATTTTTTGGCAGACAAGGCCCAGAAGGAAGCGTGGCATTGCCCTGTAGCTTTGAAGAATTTATGAAAGGGCGTCCTAATATGCTAGTGAAATACCAAGAGTGCCGCCCTACCTCACGGCCAAAGTTGCTATAATGGGCAATCTACGCCGCTGGTTTGAAAGCCGCATCATTGCTGGAGTTGACCCATACTATGGCCCCTGCTATCGGCGCTGGTTCAAGTGGTACGGGTGGTCGGTCGGGGCCAAGCACGTCCTGCCGTCCGAGCATACCGTGCCGTGCTGGACAAATGTGCCAAACGCAATGTGGCGCAACCTGCTTGTGATATACAACGAAGCGCGCAGGGACTGGCAGCGGCGTGATTTCAAGTCATTGTGGCACATAGCGCGGTTTTGGAGATAAGGGGGAGCAACATGCAAGAAACAACACAAACAGAATGGAGGCCCGCCTGGGCAAGAGGAAACGAATGCCCCAAGTGTGGTAGTTTTTTTCTCTATTATGATCAGGCGCTCAACGGCCATCGTTGCAATAACTGCTTCACGTACTTCGATTCAGAGATGAACGAAACTACATTTGATGCGCTGCTCAGGGTGGTGAAAGAAAGCCTGGAAGCCTCGCAGTTGGGTCAAGCGCAGTTGTGGCTGGCGCGATGGTCAAATGCGCTAGGTGAAATGCGGAAGCGGGGGGAAAGCGCGCTGTGGGACGATATAGTAGAATAAGGGGAGCAAACCGATGAACCAACTGGATGATAACGGCAATAACCTGCAATGGACTTTAGCCAACGCAACCCCGCGCCGCCCCTGGTGGCATCGAGGTGCGGCGACGGCGGCGATGCTGTTGCTGGCGAATTGCATCATTGCGGCGTGGCTCAATGAGGGCTGGATGATATTCGCCTCATCGTTCCTGGCCGCTGTGCTGGCAGTGATGGATGCAGCACTGAACAAGCAATGACCAACACCACCCTTCCGCCACAATACGCAGAGCCAACGGCTACCGTCCCCCTGGACCGCCTGGCCGACTTGCTTCTGGCACAGCTACGGCGGGAGCGGGAGTGGCTCCTGGAGATGGTCGATCAACGCGAGCGGTTGCTGGACATCAATCCGCGCACAGCGCAGATACGTAAGTGGTGGAAGGAGCAGAGATGAACAGGCGCGACTTTCTGAAAGCAGTGGGATTGACGGCGCTGGCCCCTGTCATCGCGCGGCTAGCGCCCAAGAGATGTGCCCGCAAAGAGGAGGGTAGCTATACTGGCGACGGGAACGCCAAATGGACCGAGATTGATTGCGGCTTTCAACCCGATGCGGTAATCGTTATACCAGATGGCGGATTATGGGTCAGGGCCTTTGATGGCGATAATTGGGGGCTTTACCAACTCGCGTGCACCGACTTGACACATTTTTAGAACTGTGATAGAATAACGCCACAATTGTATAAGGCGTAGCATACGAGCGCCGCTTTCCGTTTGCAGTGTAGCATCTGAGCACTGCCGGAAGGCGGCGCTTTTTTTGTTCCTTCAGGAGGACAAATATGCCCGGAATGCCGGGGCAAGAATTCATCGTAGACGGGTACGCATACGGATTTGACGTTGGCACGACCGGCGCGGAGGTGGTACACAAGGCAACGTGGGGATTCGTGCATGTCGTCAATGTCACCGTGAGCGCTAATGCCTACATTGCGGGTGCGACGTTGGCGATCCGTGACGGCACGGGTGTCAATCTGTGGCTCATGACCATCCCTGCGCTGGCCGCCGCAGCCACGGCGCTGGCTTTCCCCGTCGTACTCAATTGTGTGTTTGAGACAGACATCCGTACATTCATCACGGCCAACGCGGGCACGATGACCGTGGCGTATAAGTGAGTGGCTATGAAACTGAACGAACAGGAACCAGGCGGCCCAGATACGTGCGCATGCCCTGACTGCAATTATGAGACCGATAAGGAACGGGGCGCGCCGTGCAGGTCGATGGAATGCCCAGAGTGCGGGGCCAATCTGGTTGCTGGCGGCGAAAGCGAGACAGAAGAAGCTGAGATGACAGTGGAGCAGATAGCGGCCAGCGCCATTGAGACGGCCAAGGCCATCGTCAATGAGAGCGGCGAGTTGACGAAGAAACAAGCCAATCTGTTGCTGGATGCGCTGAAAGAGGACTTGGGCAAAGCATTGAGCGAGGCCGAACTTACCAAGAAAGTCAGCGGGCGCACCCATGCCATCAGCAAGCTCAGGGCACTCTATAAATCTGAGGACATGCCGCTACCCGGAGAGAAGGAGACCAAAGAAATGGCCGAAGCCGAAGCGCCAGGCACAGACCAGATACTAGCCGTGCTCGCATTCCTGGCGACGCAATACGTAGGGGAACTGCCAGAGACAGAAGCCGAAGAAGAAGTGACCGAGGCCGAACTAGCAGAAAGCGCGTCGGGCGCGGCTATCTCCCTGGTAGAAGCGGAGCCTAACGCACACCTGGCGAATCCACTCCAGTTGGACATCGCAGTCATTAAGCCAGGCTGGGGAAACAAGAAACAAAATCGCTACTACGGGCACAAGATGCTAAAGCACAACGCGCCCATATTCAAAGGCGCGAAGATGCATGCCGTGGGGCACGACCCGAACAAAAAGGACGTGCGCACGGAAGTAAGCCAGATTCTTGACTGTCCTGTTGGCTTCACCGAGAACGGCGAACCGATAGCGCGTGTGGGTGTGTTTGATGAAACGTTCGCGCAAAGTGTTCGCAACCGCGCGGCGCTGGGCACGCTCAAGGACTTGCACTGTTCAATTCTGGGGTCGGGCAATATCAGACAAGGCAAGGCGCCAGACGGGAAGAGCGGCAATATTGTGGAAAGTATTACGGAAATAGTAAACGTGGATTGGGTGATGAAGGCCGGAGCAGGAGGCCACGCCCTCAACCTGGCCGAAGATTCAGGAGGCAATGATATGGCAGACGAAACGCAAGAGACCGAAGAACAGGAAGAGACCCAGGAACCGACCGAAGAGGTTCAAGAAACCGAGGTCGTGACCCTGGCGGAGAGCGAAGTTGAAACCGCGCTGGAGGCGACCAACCTGCCCGGCGCATTCAAGACCGCGCTTTCCAAGAGTGAATATGTTTCACCAGAGGCGTTGCAAGAGGCCATCAAGGGGGCCGTGGCCGAGGTCAAGAAGCTGACCGGCAGCGGCCAACCCTTCGGGCAGGGCGGCACGCAGCCCGTCGAAGATGCGCCCCTCAGCGAGGCCGACAAAGTGAAGCGATTCAACGACATCATGGCAGAAGTGGGCATGGCACCTGTGCCTGTCCCAGAATAGTAGGAGGAATAGAAAATGACAATGCCTGATACATTCCAAGAGGGCACCGACTGGCAGCAGTCCAGCGACCCGTGCTGTCTCATAGACGTGCAAGAGTCGGATTGCTGGCCGGTGGACGACCGCTCTGGTAGCGGCACCAAAGACCAGCTTGCGGGTGGCCTGCATCCCATAGTCGCTATCGGAGGCCGCACTGCCGCCGATGGGCGACCGTTCAACCTGACCGGCGTGGTTAGCACATACGCTGGCACGGGGAGCGGCACGGCGACCGACCGGGTGGAGGTGGACATCGCCGACGGCAAGATCGTGCGGCAATACGTCGCCAACGTGCTGACCTATGCCCAGGGCGACGCGGCCACGTTTGAGCAAGCGCCTGTCGTGGGGCAGCCCGTGTTCGTGGACGACTCAGACGACCTTTCAGAAGGCGTGACGTGCAGCCTGAGCGAGCTCAACGAGGACGACCTGCGCAACCCGCTGGCGGGCTACTTGTGGTACTGCCAGGATGAGATTGCCGACGGGCTGGCCGGAGGCGCGCGGGCGACATCGACGTTTGACGGCACGCTCGCCAATGAGTTGGTGGAGCAGGAATACTGCGTCCTGCAGATCAACGCAGCCCGCGAGTTGGCGTAAACGAGGAGGATCAAAGACGATGAGAAAGATTCTATACGCAATGATGCGCATCCGCCAGGACCAGTTGGCGGACCGCAAGGCACCGGACAAGCGCATCTCTGAATGTGGCGACATGTTCAAGATGCTCGATCACGAATTGAGCGGCATCAAACCCACCAGCACAAACGAGGGCCTGCGGGAGGTTATGACCTCCGCCGACTTCACCTATGCCATTGAGGAGTTTGTGCAGCGCCAGGCGTTACCCGGCTATCAACGCATGGAGTTCCCGTTTGAGCCGTTGATCAGGCCCGACACGCTGCCCAACTACTTGGCCGTGAACCGCTACCAGATGCGGGCTGGGGTGGATGACTTGGAATACGTCGGCGAGAAGGGCCAGGCGCGGCCTGGCTCAGTGGACGACGCCACCAAGCGCGTGTACCAGGTGTACGGCTGGCAGAAGGAATACGACTTCAGCCACCAGGCGTTGGTCAACGATGACCTGGGCTACTTCGCGAACATGGCCACCCTGATGGGCCAGGCCGCACGGCGCACGCTGGAGAAGTTCGTTTCTCGAATGTACACCAACGCTACCAGCATCGCTCGCCTGACTGGCCTGGGCGTGAACTACTCGCAGGCTGGGCGCTTGACCAGTTCCCGTATTAGTGAGGCGCGCATGGGCTTCGGCCAGCGTACCGACGCACGAGGCGAACCTGCCATCGCTGACCTGGCATACATCGTGTACCACCGGGGACTGACGGATGTCGTGCGCACCATCCAGGCCAGCCCGCAACGGCCAGAGGATGCAACTAATGCGGCTAACGTGGTGCGTACCGGGTGGGTGGGAATCAAGGATCCCCACATGGCGGGCACTGCGCCCGACCTGCCCTGGTGGGCCTTCGTGGACCCCAACGCGGGCAGCAATATCTACCCGTTCGTGCTGGCGCGGCGGGCTGGATGGCCGGGGCCGTTGATCCTGCGCAAGGCCAGCAACATCGTGGCCGTGACCTCGATGCTGGGCTCAGGTACGCCGGTTGACCCGATCCTGGGCGACTTCGCATCCGGTAACATCGTGCTCAAAGTGTGGGACGTGTGGGGCACCTACATGGACGACACCGAGGGCAACTACTTCGACTTCCGTGGAGGCTACTACAGCTCCGGGACAGCGCCGTAGGCAGGCGCACAGACAACCAAAAGGGGAGAGATATAATGGCTACTAACAGCGAACTACAGGCACGCTTGACGGCGCTGGAGACGATGCTGGCACGACTTGGCATTCGTCTCCCCGCCGAGGCCGCGCAGAAACCGGAGGAACGGGCGGACTATATCGCGTTCGGTTCACCGGAGCATGCAGCTTTCCTGGGTATCGAAGAGGCCAACGGCGAAGAGGGCGACATCACCTACAAGAGCCGAACCAGTGACAAGACCTATCGGCTTGTGGACGAGGTGACGCCGTTTATGCACTTCTCCGACCCTCAGCAAGTGGCGGGGCTGGTGCTGCGCCAGAAGGTTGGCTGCTTCGAGGCAGGGCCGCCCCCGATCCCGACCAACGCGCCGGCCATGTGGGAACCTGCGGACATGCCGCTTTAGATAGGAGGTAACTATGTTCGGAATTACATCATTCGGGAGCGTTCCTGTCCCGATGGAGAAGTGGCCGCCATTCTACGGCGGACAGATGGGCGTGCCTGGCTCGGACACGGCACAAGGGCACCGCATGGGCTCCACCAGTCTCGTGTACTACGTGGACAAGACCCACCCCAACGCCCTGGACAACAACGACGGTACCGACCCGAGGAAGCCAAAGCTGACTATCGCCAGCGCCATCGCCGCTAGCAACGCGACCATCGACTGGGCCACGTTCGGCGGGACAAAACCGTACAACTGGATTTACGTCGGAGCGGGCATCTATGCTGAGGCGCTGACCTCGCTTCCCCACTACTGCCACGTCATCGGAACTGGCGTACTGGGCACAGACGGGGCGACGGAAATCCACCCGGCTGCGGGCAGCGCGCTCGCAGGGACGCAGATCAATGCCAGGTGGTCGAATATCTGGTTTGAGAGTGAGACGGCGGTGCCCGTCATTGACTTCGACATCGCCAACAACGTACTACTGGAGGGCTGCGCTATCGTGCGTGGCATCGCGGCGCTGGCGACGATGGGCATCCAGACAAACAACACCTCGCATCTCCAGGTTGCCAACTGCCTTTTTTGCTCTGGCGTTGCCGACCTGCCCATCGGTCTTCAGTTTCTAGGCGGGGCAAACAAGTTTGCTCACTGCGTCCGCATCGTGGGCAACACCATCTATGCTGCGACTACCGGCATCGACATCCCCGCCAACTGCACCGCCTCGGGCGCACTGATTGCACAGAACGTCATCGCCAGGCCAACAACGGGCATCCAGGATCTGAACGGCAACTCAACCTGTGTTGACAACTGGATCACGGCGGGCGTTGACGCCATCAATCACGCAAACTCCGCCACCCGCTGCATTGCCAATCACGTGCTCGACAACGCTGTGGGCGCGGTGGAAGCGGCAGGCACTGACTAGGAGGCACGGATGGGAGCACAGGAAAAAGCACAGCAGATCATGGACAAGATCGCACGGGCCGACAAGAAGCGGAAGAAAGCGAAGAAGCAGGAGGCGTAAATGCCAGGCTCAAACGTAAACTGGCCCGTGCCGCTCACCCGACTGAACCCGTTCTATCCGGGGCAGCCCGGTGTCCCTGGCACTGACAGCGAGACCGGGCTGCGCCAGCATGTCACGGGCGCAACCTTCTGGGTGGACCCGAACTGTACCTATGCTGAGGACAACCAGGACGGCACTAACCCGACTTGGCCGATGGAGACAGTGGCAGCGGCGGCAACGAAATGCCAGCCGTATAATGGGGATACCATCGCCGTGATGTTCAACGGCGCGTGGCCCTATGCCGATCCTACCAGTGGATATAACCTACCGGTCAGCGAGGCCATCACCCTCAGCGTGCCTGGCGTGCGACTCGTCGGCATCGCTCCGTCCAGTTCTACCGGCGTACCGTGGCAGGTGCCGACATCTGGCGGGACGGCCATCACCGTCACGGCCATTGACGTGCTCATTGAGGGCTTCGCCTTCCTGGGCAACGCCGCCGTCGGTGGGACGGCCATCAATGCGGAATGGGACGACCCTGTGGTATATGGCGAAAACTTGACCGTGCGCCACTGCCTGTTTGACGAAGACATAGACACGGCCATCGACCTGGAATATAGCTGGTTCTGCGATATTCATCACAACCGCTTCTGGGAATGCGACCTGTACGGCGTGTACGTAGACCCTGGCGGCAGCGGTATCGCATACGCTGCTATCCATCACAATCTGTTCCACGACATCGGTACGGGCGCGTTGTCTATGCCGCTAGCGGACGACTGCCACATCTACGAGAACAGCATCTACAACAGCGTGGCGGCTGGCTTGGCGGGTGCTCCTACCAATACGATGATCGATCTAACGGGTGGGAATGACAACCAGGTGCATCATAACACGCTATCGTGTATTCTGCCTGCGGCTGTGGCCTGGGACTACAATGGCTGCAATACGGCTGGCACGGATGATGCGTGGATGCAGAACTACTGCATGAATGGACCGAATACGACCAATCCGACGTAAACGATGGCAACCGAAGTATGGCATCTTGAGGGCGTGGCCGTCGGCGCGCCCGACATGGTGGCGAACAGCCTGGCCGACCGCACGATAACGACGCAGGCCAGCGTTGTGGCGGTTGAGGCCGAGACGGACAAGATAGACAGCGCGGTAACGGACGGCCTGAGCGGTACGAATAACAGTCTGGCCTATCGCGTTCACGAAATCGAGCGCCACTTCCACAGCTACGAACGATGGTTCGGCGCGGCGGTTGCACCTAATGGCGAAATACATGTCGCGGACAGGATCGGCACGACAACAACGGCTTTTCAGACCGACGCAGGAAACAACACCTGGGGCAGTTGGGTGCAAGTGCTGGGGTCATCGGACACACCCGCCGATGCGGGGAATGCGCACTTTGACTTGCACAGAGCGCAGATCGTAGCGGTAGAGAACGCCAATGCTACACACTTTGTACAAATTGCGTATGGCACGGGCGGCGCGGCGGCCCTGGCTGCGGGCACCTATACGGAGTTTGTTTTCAGGCCACCGACAGTACAAGGCGTGGAGGTGATTGTAGTCATCCATGCGCGCCGCGAAGATGTGGGAACTAAAACATGGGTGCGACATTGGACAGTAGGGCAGAATACTAGCACGATGTCATTTTTCATAGGATTGCATGAGTACGAGGGATAAATTGACGATGGCAGACGACAAGAAACGACAAGAGTGTTTGAAACGGCGCAAGAAGCGGCGCAAGGAAAAGAAAGATAAGGCCAAGGATAAGCCGTGAGCGATTGCACTGGCCGCTATGCCGAGGCATGGCAATTTTCTAGTTTTTGGTGCCAGGCCAGCATGGTTGCTGGCGCTGATGACTCTGGCGGCGCAGCCAACGCCTTCTTGACCGACAGCCAGGCCAAGTTTGCGACAAAAGGCGTACTGGCCGACAAGGGGATGATCCTTTACAACACGACGCAGAACACCAGCGGGCCGGTGACGGCAGTCACGGAGACCACGATCACTGCCACGGGCGTAACGTGGGACGACGCCGACGCATACCGCATCGTGCTATTGACAGGCATCGAGCGTAGCACGATTGAGCACTACCTGAACATAGCGGCATCCGACATCCACGCGGCGCTGGCGGCGACGGGGGCCTGTGACTGCACGCACGCATCTTGGGCCGCTGGCTATCTCGAAAAGCTGAACATCATCGACGCGGCGGCGTACTACCAATGTCCGTGTGGGCAGCCGAAGCTCAGCGACGATCAACGTCGCGGGCTGTTGGAATGGGCCAGCAACGAACTATCAAACCTGCGCATGAGCAAAGTGGATATATGCCAGGGTGCAACAGGGGCCGACTTCCCGGCCACGGGCTGGGCGGAGCAGGGTACGACGGAATCAGCACGGGCCCGCATCATCCTTAACGACATTCTAAGGAATCTGTAGAGTGGGCTGAGGGGGAGGACCGAAGCGGCGGAAGCGTGCTTCTGCTGAGGCCGAGGTGAGCACGCCCGCTGTATTTCCTGGCGAGCGCGGGTTCAAGTTATTGACGTGTCACGTCGTGGACTTTCAGGCGGTAGGACAGGCTACAGGTTGCCGTTACCAGTTCTGGAAGGGCTGGCAGCAATACGTAGACTTGCGCGACCTGCCAGGACTGCCACGCGAGGCATTTGAGAGGGCAGATTGATGCAAGTAACGATGCGGCCAATCAAGCCTGACAAACCACCTAACTGGCGCGGAATACTGGATGAAGTAAAAGAAACGATGGATGTGGGCGGCCCGGTCGCCAAGCGGGGACTGAGCTACTTTGAGCGCATCACGGCATCGTGGAAGCACAATCCAGCACATAAGGCCAAGGTGCGCAATACCGCAAGGAGCCTTATCACTTGGATAGGGCCGACGGGCGAATATGCGAAATATTGGGG